TTGCGTGCACTTAGATTTCCTACATATGTATCTTCTGGTCAGGGCTCAAGTTTGTCAGGCTTAGGGACGTTCCCCTGTTATTTAACGATCGGAGTTTAACCCGATCACCTGACTTGGCCAAATACAGCGGACGCCTCGTCCCATTACAAGATGATCAATCTCTTCTGACTTGACCTCAGACCTTGCTACCAGACTGCAATCTGTATCGTCGCACAAATAACAAGGTCAGGACTGTCTTATCATATCCCACCAATAAGTCAACAATAAAAACCCAAAATGAACACAACTAAAAAAGATACCAGCGTGGTTGGGAAGCGTCAGTCCTGTGTACTTTACAATGGTTATAAACTAATTCTTTTTCGAACGAGAACGAGCGAAAGCTTCACCAAATTCCCACGCCCGTGAGCACCACCAGTCCCAGCAGTGGCAGCATGAAACTAGGCCACAACACAACGAGCAGCAAGAGAAACGCAATCACGCGATCCTCCATCCGTCAGTCACGAACACATCACCACGGATATCCTGGATGGCATCCAGCTGCACGCCCAGTCCCTGAGCTATTAACTTACGCGCCTTGTGATTCGTTTTGAACGCAGTGTTGAAGAGGCCCTCCTCATTAACTATCATCTCCTTAAGCGCTACAGCTTCGGGCAGCTCCTTCGATGCTGCAGGCATTGCTGCGTTAACGATTTCAATTGGTCCCTTAACGAGTCCTTGCATTGCCTCGAGTTCTTTTATTTTTCCTTCTATCACGGTCACCGTACCGTCATCTTTAATTACATGTGTCTTAGCAGAGGGTTCTTCCTCCTGGATATCATGGTCCACGATTTCGTAATCATATCCTTCGGGTAAACCAGTCACCTGGGTTACACATCCTGCGTTCACTTCTATCTTTATTGTCTTGCTCATTGTTATCCTTTGGTTTGTTGTTAATAGGCCAAGTTCAGAGGGTGATGAACAGACCATACCTGTTCATTTAAGACTATTGTATGCCTCGACCACTGACTTGACCCCTGAGCTCTAGTCGTTGATCAGCTTCCCCCACCGGAACACGGTTAAGAAGCATCGCTAAAGATCATGAGTGTATATAAGACCAGATGGGAGAGAAGTCAAGAAGAAAATTTTTCTTTTTTCTCCAGCAGAGTTCCCCGCCCAGAGTAATCTAAGTACATTACCCATAACCATAATCCTTCCCTGAACGAGAACGAGCTACCAGCGTGGTTGGTGCGGGAGGAAGCTGCTGCTTCGCGGCAGAACTATTACCGGTTCGGTGAACGAGGAACGAGAACGAGAAACGAGAACGAGCTTTCCAGCCGGGCCTCCGCAGGATGGGGGCTCAACGGAAAACAATGATATAAAAGTTGGCCCCCGAGAACGAGAATACACGAGAATTAAAGTTCTTCCAAGTCCTGACTGGTCAGGCTGCCTGAGTTCCTTATTATTTCTTCTTCGATCCGTTGATCTTCGTCATCGGAACGAGCACGAGCTTCTGGGACCAGCTGCGTTAGCTGCTGGAGACCATCCTGCACCGCGGGCCATTGTACGGGAAACGAGAACGAGTAACGAGGTTTCAGTAAACGAGGATCTGTGATCGCGGACAACGGTCTGTACAGTTTCAAACTCTTCTCCAAGAGGGTCTCATTGCAGATGATAACTATACCACCGTGTTTGATTCGTTTATTAATCCAACTAATTTGCCATTTAGATAGCTTAGGATATCCAACTCTGTCCGATTTTAGTTCCATCCAAAACTCTTTACCACTCCAACAACCATTTATATCAGGAATACCATTAATAGTATTAGATTCTACACGGATTAAATGAGGTTTTGTTATGTGTTTTTTAATTCTTTGCCAGAGCTTAGACTCACGCTTTTTCATAAATTATTCAGATCGGTTCTCAACTTTCTCAAGCTTAGTAACACTAGATCTTAGTAGAGTATTTCTATCGGAGAAAACAGCTGATTCAGAGTCATAAGAAGCAAATGTCCAAATATATTTTTTGTTCTTATCAAAGATAAATGCATTAGTAATCATCTTTGCAGGTAATAGTTTTTTTACTTCGTTTGCCTCAGCGTGCCCAGCATCCCCGCAGGGATCTAACCAGTATATTCTATACAAATAATATTTTTTACCACCAACGACAGCGTGTTTATATTTACTTTTTTTCCGTCTTAACATTTATAGAACCTATATTTAGTTTAAGATCAGGATTATGAACCTCATTAAACACAGTTATGAAGGAAGTCCAATTATTACTCTTTAGGTAATTCTTTTGTCTCTGGCTCAACTTCAATCGTTTTGGCGTTGAAGCCATCGATTTTGTTTGAAAGCTCTGTAAGTTTCTTCTCAAGCTCTGCACGTGACATACCCTCCAATCCTGATACTTTTACTTCTTTTTTATCTACATATAAACCAGCTAATTGGCCTGATCTAAATTCAGCATTAATAGCTGATGCAAATTGTTTCTCAGAATAAGCAGCGTCAGCGTATTTTTCTAATCTTTTGTATCTACGCAGTCTGTCCTTTTCATACTTGGCCCTAGCTTTCTCAAGCTGTTGATCCATGTATTTTACTACGTGTGGATTGTGTCTTCTTAAAGTTAATCTACTTCCTATATCAGAAAAGTTCTTATCATTCTTGGCTTCATAGCCAGCTCTCTTACAAGCTTCAGCCTTTGTAATCTCCCCCCAGTTTGCTACGAGTATATCAACAAACTTTCTTTGTTTAGGTGTAAGATCATCTACAGTTCTTAGTGCTTTAGCTTTGAGTGCCATTATTTTTTTCTTGCTTTGTGTATTAATTTGTTTTTGTAAGTCTGTAATTTATTTACATCTTTTACAGTCATGCCTTTTGGATTAAGCCAGCTCTTTGTGCCTTGAAGCTGAACCCCAGTTGCAAAATCATACTTAGCACCGCCTCTTTTATTTTTTGACAAAGCAGGTTGCATCTTAGTGAGCTTAGATATACTTCTACCCGTTCGTTTCACATACTGTTTAGCAGCATGCTTAATACCTGCAGTTAAAAGTCCTCCCCATAATAATTTTTTTGTTTTCATTAATTATCTCTCTTCCCTTTAACCATTCTCTCGCCTTTGAGTAAATAAGCTCTACCTTGTTGCTCAATTTTTTTATGATATTTACCAATGTTTCTCGCACCTTTAAGTAAAGCTGCTTTTATAGGTCTTGAAACTTCTTTAGTATCTTTAGCAATACCCATAGCCTTTTCAATTATCTGTGCTTTCTGGCTTTTCAGATCTAGTTTCTTTAGTCCTTTTAAATAATTAGATCTTTGACCTACTGTGCTCTTGCCAACAATTGGGACGCTCTTACTATATAATTTATCAACTCTTTTAACCATCTCGCTTTTAAGATTTTTATATAAATCAGATTTCATAAATGATTTTAAAGCTTTACCACCGGTACCTTTTATTAAACCACCAGCAAAATATTTTCTACTTTTCATTTTTTCCTCCTTATTCCTTTTTTAAAAGCTTTCCTTATACTTAGCTTATCCAAACCAATCAAGTCCTTTACTGCATCTTGGAATCTTGCTGTCGATGTAGTTCCATAGCCACCACCTATATCAAGCATTGTTTTAGCGCTTAGTTTGTTGCTACTAATAGAATATGTTCTACCACTTAAAGTGCTTTTTTGTAGTGATTGTTTCTTTATAGGGACAGCGCCTTTTGTGCTAGCTGATCCTGCCTTAATATTATAGCTATCTACGGACTTAACGGATTGTCTAGCCTTTTTTCGACTCGCAGCTCTCCTGAGCTTTCTCTCAGCTGCTGAAAGGGCTTTTCTACCCAATTTTGTCTTTGATAGTAATTTTATACCTCTAATAACTATTGCCATAATTTTTAAGGACGGGTGTTATTGAAATCATAAATCGTCCCAAGTTTTACCACCCGTCAATTTCTATTATATAGATTATTTTAACCCCCGACTAGGTTACCCAAACTTACATTTTTGCACTACGCAAGGAAATATTGATATTGTGGTGTATCCGGATACACCACGGATACACCATCGGATACACCTTAAAATCGTCTATAAGTGTTGATATACAACAATAATAATCATCAGATACACCAGATACACCACTTTTGACCTCTGACTAAAAAAAGTGCATAGGGGTCTAGATAATCTATATAGTAGAAAATTAAACCCCCACACATTTAGGTTGTATTATTTACTAGTATTTACGCATTATGCATTACCCCCTATTAGCTTAATACCCGCTAAATTTTGGATTTCTAGTAAACTGTGGTATAATTTTTGGGTTATATAACATCTTTCTTGTTATCTTTAGGGCGTGGAGGGAGACTGAAGCGCCCTTTTTCCGTTGTCCGTTGTCCCTTTTCCATATATACTGAATACAGATTTAGGGTTATATGCTCTCTCGAACATCTTTTCCCCTAGAAAAGGTTATTACATGTAGCCCTATTTCTACTTAACACTATGAATTTTGACGATTTTACTTTTTTTATGCTAGCGGGTCTGTGTATAGCTACAATTTTTGCTTGGGCTTTTTTCGGATAGCCTTCGACCATCTCTTAATTAATTTATACCACTCTTTTTTATATCTAGGATCTCTAGTTCTTTCCCAGTTTACAGCAGCAATATTAATTTTATTTAAAGGGGACATATTATTTTTAAAAAAAATTACCGATTCCTAGAGCAGTTGCTCCAATTAAAATAAGCCAGATAAGGCCTTTTATTAAAAAAAAATAAAAGCCACCAGCTAATAAGTTCTTATAAATTTTCTTCATCTATTATTCAACCTAATCTTCTCTATCAT